AACAGATGAATAGATTTATCATAGAACAAACACCACAAGCTACAGCACAATCTCTGTGTGACCAACACATAGTCAAGATGCCACTTGAAGAAGCACAGATGTTATGTACTTCACTATGGCATCATGCACCACAGTATGCAGAGGAGCATAACTTGTACAAACCAGTTCATCAAAAGCACCCTTGTACATTATGGGCAATGGAAACACAAATGAACTATGAGTTCGCTTTTACATTGTATGATGAGATGTTACGTGAATATACCTACAGATATAAAAAAGCTCATGGTGCAAGTAAACATTATTATGCATTAAAGGAAGGCTTTGAATTTATACCTAGTGGTAATTTGACACCACACCCACAATGCTTTAGTGGACATGATGACCTCAAGACAGACGAGTTCTTTCCTATACAAGCATATAGGAAGTTCTATCGAGTTGACAAATTGAGATTTGCTCGATACAAATATACAAATAAACCCCAATGGCTAGAAGGAGAAGTAGCATGACTACAATAAATTTAAACGAGGGCACTAATATGTACAAATCACCTAAGAGAATTAAGCTAGAGAAGTGTCGTGAAGCACTAATGAAAATGATACCTAAAGATGGTAGCACAAGTCGTAATACTGATTGGCTTATGAGTATTTGTAATATAATAAAAGAAGTAGAAAAGGAGATATAATACCATGAAAGTAAAACAACTAATCAAAATCGCAGAAGCAGTAAACGGAAAACTACCTTCTGATATGTACGAACTAGATGAGGTAGACCACTACTCAATACATAGAGATGAACCCATAAGAATTGCTGACATGGATGTTGTGTATTTAGTTAGAGCATTTAGGCATCAAGAACGTATGCTTAGAAGACAAGTAGATGCAGATATCATATCTAAGATAGCTAAGGAACGTGATATGTGGAAAGAGAAAGCATTGAACATGGTTGAGAGAGAAACATATGAAGCAACTAAGGAAGCTCTAGCTGAAGTGAGTAGACAACCTACTGTTAAAGCAGAAGCATATGACGTAGCATGGAAAAGGATTCAGACTCTAGAGAAACGAGCAGAGATGTGGCAAAGAGAATATGAGAAAGCAACACACAAGAAGGGTTGCAACTATGTATTCAGCGAGATACCTAACGACACAGATGGTCAAGAGTTTGTTGACACTATGAAGAAGTATCTTAACAAAGACTCATACAAGATGAGAGTGCGAGGACAACACATCAAAGAAGAACTCAAGGGTACAGGTGCTACCTATTGGGGGCAAGGATTAAATGAATCATCACATATGAGAATTTATATTGATGTAAAAAAGAAAGGAGAATAGCTATGATACAAGTATTTTATACGACATTTGCTTTGTCAGTTGTATATTTAGTATATGTTATATCAACTAATTTTGTTGTATAACTAATGCAAATATGGAGAACAAATCCTAATATGTTAGTTCCTTACTATCTTATGCACTCATATTTATATTATGTTATGAATGAACCTATTATTGATGACATGGAATATGATGAGATATGTAGGGAACTAAAGGAGAAGTGGGATAATGTTAATCATTACCACAAACACTTAATAGATAAGCAATCATTAGGTGCAGGTACAGGCTATCAATTACAGTATAACAAAAGGATTGAATGTGCATCAATTGCTTTGTTAAATAAAAGTAAGGAGCATGAAAATGCAAATAAAAAATCTAGTAGATAAGTATTATTTATCTAGTGATTTCAATATGTTAACTGATAAAACTAAAGTAGATTATTCAAATTGTTTATCTATAATGTTGAACACTAAATTAGATGATAAGTTTATACACACAACTAAAGTCAATAAATTGACAGGAGCAATGGCAAGACAGTCATATGAACTGTGGCTTAATCGTGGCATTTATATGGCTAATCATATATGTGCTTCATCTAGAAAAGTATATTCATTTGGAATGGAGATGGGGTATGCAGAAACAAATCCATTTTCTACATTCAAGTGTAAGATAACTAAACCTAGAAAGGTTACATGGACAAAAGAACAGATTATGCAATTATTAGATTTCTGTTATGCAGATTTTCAATATAGAAGTCTAGGTTTAATTGTTCAGATGGCATATGAATGGTGTCAGAGAGTAGGAGATATGAGATTATTAGAGTTTACTAGCATAGATTTTGATAAGGGAGTGTTACATTTAGAACAATCCAAGAGAGGTGCAACAGTTCACCTACCTATTAGTGATGATTTACTTGAAATGCTTGTACAACAGAAGAATGAATATGACTTTCAAAAATATGTTGCACCCTATCCTAAAGCCCTGAGAGGCTTTTACAAGCCCTATACGTTGACTAGGCTGTCTATAGTAGCTAGGAGAGCAATGAAGCTCTGTGGGCTTCCTAATGAGCTTAGAATAGCTGATTTAAGACGGACAGGTACTACTGAAATGGTTGAAGCAGGAGTAAGTATGGGGCAAATAATGTCAGTTACAGGTCATGCTAATCCACAATCTGTGAAACCTTATATGAAAAATACTTTGGACTCTGCAAAAAATGCATTGACAATGCGAAAAAAGTATGATATAAGCACAGATAACGTGCCGAACAAAGAACTATATAACATATAAGTGGTATATTATAAATGAATATATATAATTATGTAAGTGACTTACAGTTAAGTGTTGGTGAAAGTAAAAGAATGAATTGTCCTAACTGTAATGGATATAAAACTTTTAGTGCTACCAATAATATGGGTAAGTTACTATGGAACTGTTATAAAATATCTTGTAGTATATCAGGTTCAGCACGTATCCACTTATCTGTGGATGATATAAGAGATGCCATTGACCCTAGTGTACTAGATGATGACGTAAGTAATTTTACTTTACCTGATTATGTTGTACAACACAATGACAGACCTAATGTATTATCATGGTGTAAGAAATGGAACATTGATACTGACAAAGTTGAATTGTTTTATGATGTAAAAGAGGATAGAGTTGTATTTCCTATTGTACATGGCACTAGAATGATTGATGCAACAGGTAGGTCACTAGGAAAAAAATTACCTAAGTGGAAAAGGTATGGAAAAAATAACTTGCCTTTTGTTTATGGACATGGTAATGTGGCAGTAGTTGTTGAGGATTGTGTTAGTGCTATCGCAGTAGGCAGTGAAGTATATGCAGGGGTAGCAGTGTTGGGTACATCATTAGCTGAATCACACAAGAGATACCTTTCACGATTCTCAACTGCTATCATAGCACTAGACCCTGATGCAGTACCCAAGACACTAGCATTCGCAAAAGAACTGAGAGGTTATGTGAATGATGTAAAAGTGCTACGAGTTAGAGACGATTTAAAATACAGGAGAGAAGAAGACTTTTATAATTTAACTAAACTAACCCCAAAGGAGTAACCAACATGGAATTATCACTAATAAGAAGTTTAATGGACAAAGAGTTTTATGAAGAGCATAGAGGTGCTAAGTGTCCTGATAGACTATTCAGTAAAGACGTAAGAAAAATTAAGAGTGCCATAGATAAAGCTATGGATAGGTATGAAAGAACAGTAACACCTGATGAGATTGAAGCATTGTTCATGTCTAACAATCCATCAATGACTACTGCACAGAAACAAGCATACTCTAGCTTGTTCAAACAAATAAAAAAGGAGATGCCACTTGGTACAGACATTGCACAAGAAGTGTTATCTAAACTATTTCAGCAAGTTGTTGGCGAAGATATTGCTAATCTCGGCTTTGACTATGTTAATGGTTCTAAATCCACTCTTGAACCTCTTAGAAATGTTCTTGAGTTATATGCTGATGATTTTACTCCCAATCTAAAAGTAGAATGGGATGACATAAGTATTGAAACATTGCTTGAGAGAAATGATTTAGAAGCTAGATGGACATTTAACATACCTTGTCTAACTAGAAAGGTGGAGGGTGTCAATGCAGGACACTTGATTGAAGTAGGTGCTAGACCTAATACAGGTAAGACATCTTTTCATGCTAGTTTAATTGCTAGTCCAAATGGATTTGCTCATCAAGGTGCTAAGTGTATCATACTATGTAACGAGGAATCTGCACACAGAGTTGGTGCAAGATATCTAACATCAGCTACAGGCATGACTATGCATCAGATAAGAAAAGACCCAAGTAAAGCACGTGAACTGTATGAACCTGTAAAAAAGAATATACACATCAAGGATGCATCTAATCGTGACATGGCATGGGTTGAGAGCATATGTAAAGCATACAAGCCTGACATAGTTGTACTAGACATGGGAGATAAGTTTGCTAGGACAGGTGGCTTTGCAAGGACAGATGAAGCACTCAAGGCTAATGCTATTCATGCTAGACAGATAGCTAAACAACATGAGTGTGCAATCTTTTATATGTCACAGCTATCTGCTGAAGCTGAGGGTAAAGTATATCTGAATCAAGCTATGATGGAAGGTAGTAGAACAGGTAAGGCTGCTGAAGCTGATTTGATGATTCTTATAGCTAAAGATACAGTTAAAAATCCTGACAGTGGGGATGAAGAAAGTCCTGCT